TCGCACAGTCCGATGCACAGATGTTACAACTCTTAGAAAAAGACTTAGTAACCGCTATTGAATTAGGTATTAAACCACCTATGAGTGCTACATCCGATGTAATCGGTAGTGTCAATCTATTTCCGGGCGGTGTAACGGAAGTTGATACTGGCGGTAAGGTTGAACCGATATTCAATGTAGGAATTGATGTTGCGAATGTACAAGCTAAGATACAGTTTGTATCTGAAAGCATTAAACGTGCCTATAGTGCTGACCTATTCTTGATGCTTGATAACATCGATAGCGGACAAATGACCGCACGTGAGGTTATGGAGCGTACACAAGAAAAAATGCAACAGTTAGGTCCTGTAGTTGAACGCTTACAAAGTGAGTTTTTAAACCCAATCATTGAACGTACTTATGGCATCTTAGATAGAGCCGGAATATTTCCACCAATCGATGAACAAACTGCCGAAATGCTAAATGGTATGGATGTAAAGATAGAATACATATCTCCATTAGCACAAGCACAGAAAATGTCCTCATTGGTGAATATTGAACAGTACTATGCTTTTATTATGTCATTAGCACAGGGTAATGCGAACATCGTTCAGAAGTTTAACTTTGAAGAGGCAGCCGACATATACGGCGTAAATCTTGGTGTACCTGCTAGGGTTATTCGTTCCAATGATGATTATCAAAAAATCATGGAGCAACAACAACAAGCACAACAAGAACAAGAGGAACAAGCACAAGCATTACAAATGGCACAACTAGCACCTCAAATGGCTGGTGCTGCTAAACAAGCAACAGATGCAGCCAATGACGGAAACCCAGTAATGCAACAATTAATGGGTATGGGGGTGTAGATGAGTAAAACAAAACAAGAATATATTCGTGATCGTGATATTGATGCACTTAACCACGTACTAAGTACTGAACTTGGTAGGTGGTTTTTTTGTAGGCTTTTAGACAATACGGACATTCTAAAGCGTTCGTTTACTGGCAATTCAGAAACCTTTTTCAATGAGGGGAAAAGAAGTGTGGGTCTAAAGTATATGCAAATGCTTGGTGCTATCGGTGATGGTGTTGAGGGTGTACTTAAATACCACCAAGCACAACTAGAATATATCAATCAACAAAAACTATTTAAAAATTTAGAGGAAAAAGGTGAATGACTATGGCAGAAGATTTAACGCAAGGCACGAATGATAACACAACGAGTGCAGATAGTAGTACACCTACTACGGATGCTAACACGAATACCCAAGACACAATCTTAGGCGGTGGTAGTGCTGACACAAGCGGCAACCAAGAACCACCAAAAGAACCTACTGTATATGACTTTACACAAGCCTTTGATAGTGGCGAAGTAGACCAAACAATAGCAGATGATTTCTCTAAGTTGCTTAATAGCGTAGGTGCTACGCAAGAGCAAGCGGTAGAGATGGCTAAGTTTGGTAATAAGTACGCTACTGACCTTGTAACTGCTTATGAAGAGAAAAGACAAGATGCTTTGATTGAACAGTATAAAGGTTACGCAGAACACACCAAAGAGGTATTAGGCAATAAATATGATGAAACAGTTGGTAAAGCTGCAACTGGTGTTGAAGTTGTGGAAAAGGCAATTCCTAATATTCGTGAGTTACTAGCAGAAAATGGCTTAGGTAATCGTGTAGAAATTATCCAACTATTCGCACAGATTGCTGGTATGGCTGGTGAAGATAATAACGCTGGTGGCGGTCAACCAACTGGTGGTACACAGTCAGAAGATGCAATCAGAAGAAACTTATATCCGAGTATGTTCAAATAAAAGGAGAAAATAATTTATGGCTACAATCGGAACACAAAACCCTACTTTAATTGATTTGCAAAAGCGTATGGATCCTAACGGAAAAATCGCACAAATCATCGAACAATTAAACCAATCTAACGAAATCATTCAAGATATGACAATGATTGAATGTAACGATGGTACATCTAATAAAACAACAGTACGTACTGGTTTACCTGATGCTACATGGCGGATGCTTTATGGCGGTGTACAACCATCTAAATCTACTACAAAACAAATTACCGATACTTGCGGTATGCTAGAGGCTTACTCCGAAGTAGATGCTAAGTTGGTTAAATTGTCTAATGACCCTGTAGCGTTCCGTGCTACAGAAGATGCTGCATTCGTTGAGGCTATGGGTCAAGAAATCGCACGTACACTTTTCTATGGTGATGAAAGCACTCCTGAAAAGTTTGTTGGCTTATCCGCACGTTTTAATACATTAGACCCTAAGAAAGCTGATAGCGCTAAAAACATTATCGATGCTGGCGGTACTGCAAACCTTGCATCTATGTGGCTTGTAGGTTGGGGTCCTCTTACTGTACATGGTATTTATCCACGTGGTACAGAGGTTGGCTTGCAACAAGAAGATAAAGGCAAAACTACAATCACTAAACCTGATGGTTCTTTGTTTGAGGCATATCGTACTCACTTTGAACAAAACATCGGTTTGTGTGTTCGTGATTGGCGCTATGTAGTACGTATCGCTAATATTGATATGAAATCTATTAAAGAAGATATTTCCGCAGGTCCTAACTTAATTAACTTGATGATCCGTGCAGAAGAAAAAATGCAATCTCTTACTGGCTGCCGTCCTGTATGGTACATGAACCAAGAATTGCGTACATTCTTACGTTTGCAAAAGAATAAAGTGCATGGTTCTACAATTACAGAAGATATGGAAATGGGTAAAATGGTTACACGTGCTAATGGTATTCCTGTTCGTAAAATCGATGCATTGCTTTCCACAGAAGCACGAGTTACTGCTTAATTAATAGGGGGATAAATATATATGATTATTGATACTCAAAATACATTCTTTTTCAAAAAAGACATTACAACAAACACTAACTCCGATGTAGTGATGAATGGTAATGGTGGCGATGCAGACCCTAACTTATTCCTTGTAATTCGCATCGATAAAACAGTAACAGGCACACCTTTATTTAATGTGTATACATCTGATACTGAAAACATGGCTAATGCGGTATTATTACATGGCATTACTATGGCTGCTAATGCTCCAGCTGGTACAGAATACAAAGTGCGTTTGGCTAATGGTGCTAAGAAATATATCAAAGTAAACGCAAATAACATGACTGGCGGTCAAATCTCCGCATTCTTAACAAGTGGCATTAACATTAAATAAGGTGGATAATATGGAATACGTTGCAAAAGTAACCCTTTATCACAATACAAAGGGTTTAATTGAAGAGGGAACAACAGTTGAATTTACAAAAGAAGAAGTAGCCGAATACGATAAAGACTACTTCAAAGATTTGTTTGAAACTGTTGGTGCAGAAGAAACTGCTGATGTAGACGAAGAACCGACTGACTCTACAGAAGAAAAGCCAAAGGCAAAAGCTAAAGGTAAAAAAGCAGAAGAAACTGCTGAATAATTGAACGAGGGGGTATTTTGCCCCCTCTTTTTTTATAGAAAGGTGGAGCAAATGACACCTACTGACATCTGTAATC